CATCAATGCCTTTCCAGGTATCCAGGCCTCCCGAGGGGACAAGTAATGGCAAAAAAGAAAAAGCTCGACGCTTGCGCCAAGAAAGTCAAGGCGCGGTACAAGGTGTGGCCCAGCGCATACGCAAGCGGAGCGGTAGCCAAGTGCCGAAAAGTGGGGGCCGCAAACTGGGGAAACTCTACTAAGAAGGCTGCTACGGGTGGCATTATTTCCGCCATAGACAAGCCTAAACGCCCTACTAATTACAAGGGCGGTGGAGTTATTGCAGCGGGTTGCGGTCAAGTAGCCGAGCCTAAACGTAAAGTTACAAGGACTTACTGATGGCGAAGAAGAAAAACTCTTTGCAGGAATGGTTTTCTCAGAACGATGGCAAAGGCTGGGTTGACTGTAAAACAGGAAAACCTTGTGGTCGACAGAAGGGTGAGAAGCGAAAAGGTTATCCAGCATGTAGACCAACTATGTCTCAGTGTACGTCTGCGTCTAAAAAGAAGAAGTCTTCTAAGCGCATAAATTGGAAAGCAAACGGTGGATTAGTCAGAATCTTTTAAAGGAGAGATAAGATGAAAATGAAGAACAAAGGTTACAAGGCTGGCGGCAAAGTCAAAGGCATGAAGGCTGGTGGCAAAGTCAAAGGCATGAAGGCTGGCGGCAAAGTTAAAGGCATGAAAGCCGGCGGCAAAGTCAAAGGCATGAAGATGGGTGGCAAGGTTAAAGGCATGAAAGCCGGTGGCAAAGTCAAAGGCATGAAGGCTGGCGGCAAAGTCAAAGGTAATAGGGCTGGGGGCCAGGTTTCAGGCTTGGGCTTTAAGGGAATCTTTTAACGTAGATGTCTTATTTACAGAGCAACATTCCGTACTTTAAGTGTTGGGTTCGTCGGGAGTACACTCATAATCATGAGAAGTATCACGGTGAGTTTTTACATGCGATGGTCATTGCTGTAACAAGTATGCCGAATAGATCGTTAAGTTTTCAGGTGATCTTCACGGGTTGCGAGGCTGAAGACGAGACTGAAGATACTGTTCATGGCGGTGCGATGTGGGCTCGTATGCCTCTTACGGCTTTGGTTGCGGACATTCCGTTGGCCGAATGGCCTACTCCAATGGCGACACATGACGCTCAACCGTGGGACTGTGCTTCACATCACCATGCGGTGTATGTAATGGATCGAGCTACTCCGTGTCCTTGGATGGCAAAAATTGATGGACAGTTCTTCCCTGCAAAGTATTTGTTTACTGTAGATTATACAGACTCTGAAATAGCGGATGATCCTGCCCAGCATAAACAAAGCCATGTTTTGCAACTGCTAGATGCGGGCGAGTGGACGGGTAACATTGTTGCGCTTCCAAACAACCGTGTGCGTGTAACACACCCTGCTTGGTTTTCGTTAGGTGAGGGCGCCCCAGACTTCAGGCCGTCACAACATATACACTATTCAAAAAGTGATTTAGACTATACACTGGATGTGAATAGAGTTTTTGATAATCTCTATAATGAGGATGATAACGATGGAAACGAAGAAACCGATACCTAGTGGTCCCAAGGGAAAAGGTATTAAAGCTTTAAAGGCAAAAGCCCCAGAGGTTGCTGCTCGTATGGGCTATAAGAATGGTGGGTGCGTTACGGTTAAAACAAATCAGAAACCAAAAATGAGTTAATGATATGACAACATCAGGAACAAGAGACTTCAACTTAGATGTTGGAGAGGTTATTGAAGAAGCGTATGAGCGGTGCGGCCTAGAAGTTCGGACGGGCTACGATGCTAAGACTGCTCGCAGGTCTTTAAATATTATGTTTGCAGAATGGGCGAACAGAGGGTTGAATCTCTGGACGGTCAGTAATGCTACCATTGATTTGATTCAGGGTCAGGCAGAGTACACTTTACTTGATGATGTTGTTGACACACTTGATGTTGTCCTTCGCAGGAATAACACAGACTTTGAGGTTCAGAGGATCAGCCGTGGGGACTATGTGACCCTTCCAAACAAAACCACGCAGGGCCGCTCTAGCCAGTATTTTTTAGACAGAACGATTGCGCCCAGGCTTAGTTTGTGGGCAGTTCCTGAGAACTCTACCGACCAGCTTGTGTACTATTACGTTCGACGGATAGAGGACGCGGGAACTTTGGTTAATACTACCGATCTTCCGTTCCGGTTTTATCCTTGTATGGTTGCGGGTCTTTCCTATTACATGGCAATGAAACGTGCGCCAGACCGCATTCAGATGCTAAAGAGTGTTTACGAAGAAGAGTTCCAACGCGCAGCAGACGAAGACCAAGGTCGTACCCCGTTGAAGTTGCAGCCTAGCTTAAGTTATCTGAGGGTCTAATGCCTTACGCTTCGGGAAAAAACGCTTGGGGGATATCAGACCGGTCAGGCCGTCGTTACCGTCTTCTCGACATGAAGGTGGAATGGACGGGCGCTAAGGTTGGACCGGATGAGTTTGACCCTAAGCAGCCGCAGTTGTCACCACCTAAAGCCTTTCCAGATCCCCAAGCTTTACAGAACCCGAGACCAGAGTCTGATCTTGTGGCGCAACGGGCTATTCAATTTGGTTGGAATCCTGTAGGTTTTGCTGGAATAGAGGGACTTTCCCCTCCCAACAACCTGGTTGCCGTTGGTTCGGTAGGGACAGTAACGGTGGAGATACCATGAGCTTTACATATGCAGAGTTGAAACAAGCAATAAAAGATTACACTGAGTATGAAGAAACTAGCTTTGTAAACAACATACCTTTGTTCATCCGGATGTCTGAAGAACGTATCTTAAAGAACGTCCAGCTTAGTTTATTTCGAAAGAACGCTACTGCGCAAACTTCAGGCACCAGGTTCCTAGCTTGTCCGGAGGACTTTCTAGCTCCTTTTTCTCTGGCGTTATATCCTGCTAATGGAGACCGTTATTTCTTAGAGTTTAAAGATCCTAGCTTTGTGCAGATGTACACTCCGAACGATGCGACAACGGGTGTTCCTCAGTACTATTGCCAGTTTGATGTCACCAACTTCTTGTTAGGTCCCGCTCCGGATGCAGCCTACACCGCAGAGCTTCATTATTTTTATCGCCCTAATAGTCTCACACAAGGCGCGGATTCCGAAAAGACATGGTTAAGTACGAATGCAGAGATGGCATTGTTGTATGGGGCCTTGATAGAAGCGTATATTTATATGAAGGGTGAGCAGGACGTTATGGCTATGTATAATAGTCGCTTCCAAGAAGCCATGATTGGTGTTAAGATGCTCGGAGAAGCTAAAGAAGTAACCGACGAATATAGAACTGGTAAAGTTGTGCGGAGCAAAGAATGATGAACAGTCTTAATTTTGATCTACCACAGCATGAAAACGTGGTGTCAGTACTGACTACCGATGGGCGTGGGTTTACTCCTGACGAATTAGCGGAAGAGTGCGTTAATAAAATCATCTCTGTGTCTGACACAGCGTTGCCGGGAATAAGAGATCAAGCTCGTGCTTTCAGCGGTCTTGTAGAAAAGTTAGTAGCTCAATATATGCGTGAGGCTATTAAAAGTGACCGGACAACGGTTTTTAATGCAATAAAGGATGCGGGTCATCCTGAACTGGCTGAACTCATAAGGAGACTCTGATATGGCCTTTAATGGAAACTTTATGTGTACGTCGTTCAAGAAGGAACTCTTGTCCGCTACACACAATTTCACTACCTCTGGTGGTGACGCTTTTCAAATAGCGTTGTATACCAACAGCGCAACTTTTACCGCTGCTACTACTGCGGCTCCTTTTGGAGGGGGCAACAACGAAGTAAGCACGTCAGGAACGTACACTGCTGGTGGCCCAGCAGGAAGTACCAGTACGAACACACTGGCTGCGGCGGCTAGTATGCCTGCTCAATCTGGAACCACAGCGTTTACAGACTTTGCAGACAAGACATTTACTTCTGCGACGATCACTGCTCGTGGCGCGTTGATCTACAACAGTTCGGCGGGTGCTGGATCGAATACAGCAAATTGTGTTTTGGTGTTGGATTTTGGCTCTGATAAAGCTTCTACTTCTGGAGACTTTAAGATTGTTATGCCAAGCCCAGATGCTTCGAATGCTTTAATCCGAATCGCGTAAGGTTGGAGAGTTGATATGGTAGTACTTGTAAACAGAGCTAAAATGACCTCCAGCACCACAGGTACTGGAACGATTACTCTTGGCAGTGCAACCAGCGGTTTCCAAACTTTTGCTGCGGCGGGAGTTAACAATGGGAACTCAGTTCGATACTGCATAGAGGACGGGTCTTCTGCGTTTGAGATAGGCACAGGAACTTACACTGCTTCTGGTACTACACTGAGCCGCTCGGTTATTGAGAGTAGTAACGGTGACAATGCTTTAAGTCTTTCCGGTGGTGCTGTTGTATTTATTACAGCTATCGCCACGGATATTCAGGACATTGTTAATGATACGACTCCTCAGTTAGGTGGCAACCTGGACACTAACCAGTTTGATCTCGTCACTGTATCGAACAGGGACTTGGATCTAGCCCCTAACGGGTCAGGTAAGGTTGTTATACGAGGCGCTACAAACTCAGCAAAGCTGGCTTTGAATTGTTCCTCGAACTCTCATGCAGTTACACTAGCAAGTCCGCCACACTCGGCGGGAGCTACTTATGAACTTGAGTTGCCTGATGCAGTTGGTTCAACGGGTCAGGCTTTGTTAGCTTCAAACGGTTCAGGCAAATTAGTGTTTGGCACGGCAGGCATATCAACAGGCAAATCTATTGCGATGGCGATGGTCTTCGGCTAGTCCATTGATTTTAAAGGAGAAATAAAATGGCAAATCCGAACATTGTAGCTGTCAGCAGTATCTACGCAAATACCGCCGTAGACGCTGATGTAGCTGCTTCCGCAGTTAGTTTATTAACGGCGGCATCGAACAAGGTTTTAAAGGTAAACAGTCTTGTAATTACTAATATAGACGGTGTTAACGCAGCGGACATATCGGTTTGGGTAACTCGCGGTGGAGCAGATTACTACATAGCAAAAACAATATCTGTTCCCGCAGACACAGTTTTAGTTCCTATAGATAAGAACATGGGTTTTTATTTAGTAGAGGGCGACATTCTTAAAATCCAAGCAAGCGTGGCAGGCGACTTAGCCGCGACGTGTTCTTATGAAGAAATAGATGACGCATAGGATTTGCCATGAAGTATGTTGGAAACGTCCAATCCCAAGCTAACGCAGAAATATATGCGACTGCCTCTGGTACGCTGCCCAATGGTAAGCCTGTTGTAGTTAACTCTGACGGGAGTGTGAGTGTTGTTGATGCTACAAGTGGTGGCGCAGCATTTGGAACTGCCGCATCTGCTGGCTTTTCGGGAGGTTGGGGATTACTTGTTTCTAGTCTGTCAGCCACTAAGTTTGTTGCCTTTGCTCAAAACGACAATGGTAACAGTAACTACGGCACGGCTATTATAGGGACAGTCTCAGGTTCATCAATTTCTTTTGGTACTAAAGTTTCTACGGGACTTGCAACCTATGAAGATCCTCAAGTTGTTGGATTAACTGAAACTAAGTTTATACTCGTTTATAAAGACAGTTCTGG